TCTCAGTCAAGGAAGATATTCTTTCTTGAAGTATCATTAATTTGAATGCTTTAAGATCGAAGTCTCGAAAGACGTCAAGTGTTACCGCGAAAGCGGGCACTAGGTCAATCTGATCCGTGATTAAGAAGGCTAAGAGCTCCGAACCTTTTGACGAAAGATAGGAGGGGACCTCAATTTCAGACCAAGGAAGGTTTCAGTGACGAGAACGCGATACTTCGATAAGGCTCGGGATCATGAAAATGCTCCTGGAGGCCTTATAAAGTATGTTCGGTCTCAGACCTGTAATTTCCTCACCTTCGAATATAATTCTCTTTGAGAATTCTATTCTCTGGTAGGTTAGATCACCGATAAGCGACTTAGATTGATTGATGGAAACACCAATCTCCTCAAGGAACTTACTGTAAGATTTGGCAACAATAGAATCTCATATAACAACATCGTCACCCAGAACTGAGTACTTACGGAAGGTTTTAAACCCTTCTTTCTGTGCTAAGAACTCGATGACAGCATGGTGGGTTAAACTGAAAGCTGCTCACGAAGACATTAGTCCAAGTGGTTGGCCACAGCGTCACCTATATGCTTTGTTGCGATATGTGTAAGATCGATCCACTAATACTTTACGCCATGCACGAGCGATTTTCGGGGAAAATACATGAGATAGTAATATCTCCTGCAATTGAACCGGGAATCTGTCTGTAGCGCTGGTAAGATCGTAACTATATGATGTTTTGCTGGCCTGACTCAGAATTCTTTCGAATCCTGGTTCTTGATCAGTAGCATCAGTTTCGAGTCTCGCCAGAATAGCCATCAGACTATCATGTATGGGACGTAATATATTTTGCGATCAGAAATCACCGATAGCTATCATGCGTGTTTTGCCGCCTCCTGTTGTCAACAGGCTGATACGGCCAGATACTAATGTTTTAGCAGGTTTGACTTGACCATGTTCTATCATCATATTGTATAATCAACGGTTGCCTGTAAGGGCAGCCAGATTCTGCAAATTTGACTTTAGTTCTTGATCTTGTCGGACTGCGTAAGCATCGTAATGACTAGTAGCAACTGAAGGACCATTTGGTCCAGAAGTTAGCGAACACTTTACGTTACTTACTGTTCGGATACTAACGGAATTGGCATTAATTGTTTTCGATCAGGTTTCACAGAATGAGTTAAACTCATCTAGTAACTCCTGAGACAACACTTTAGGTTCAGATTCAATCACATCGAAATCGAATTCGGGAGATAAATACAAACGCTCAAAGGCGCGAGTAATTGTCAACCCTATTCGTTTGCGAGATGGATTAGAGCTCTGAAGTAACCAAAGCACTTTTCGAAGTGTTAACGGTACTCCATCTTTGTTCGTCTTGCAGAACGGTATGGGAGAAAACGAATCTCTTGTGGCAACACGTATAGCGATGTTATTCAACTGTTTGAAGTGCACGCAAGCCTGTTTCTTTCCCTCTTTAGCGATTTTCATCGTTAAATGGTTTGAATATGTTTGTCACGCATCGATTACACGCGATACATCTAGGGAAGGATCATTACGCCGACACAGGTCTATTAAGACTTTTGTTAGGTGTTTTAGTCTTTCCATATTTTGTGC